GGATTTTATTATGTTTGAATTGATTATGATAGATCAAGAAAATAAAAGACGTTCTATATTTTATGATCCACATAAGTCTACCGTCTCTGATAAAGATGGAAAAGATATACTAATAACTGATGTTAAACCTCATTCTTGCTTTAAGAAAGCAATAGGTATATCGCCGACAAATCCTGGCTCAAAGGTATCCAAATTAAGTAAAATTCGTATCCAGTTAGGACTCGGGTGTAACTATTCATGCTCGTACTGTCTTCAGAAAGATCAAATTAAAGATTCAACAAAGACAAGTCTTAGAGACGCTGAAATATTCATGAAGAATCTAGACAAGTGGGTAGAAGGAGCTCCAGCAGAGATTGAGTTCTGGGGAGGTGAGCCTCTTCTTTATTGGAATAAGATTAAGTTTCTTCTTGAAAAATTAACTGAAAGATTTCCGGAAGTTTCATATCTTATTATCACCAACGGAAGCTTGATAGATGACGATTTTATTGAGACCGTAGAGAAATATAACATTAGAGTCGCTATATCTCATGATGGTCCTGGTCAGTATAACCGAGGACCAGATCCATTAGACAATCCTATACAGTTTGAGATGATTAAGAAGTTCTTCGATCGTAGAAAAAACAACATGAGTTTTAACTCAGTGATCACCCCTTCTAATATGAATCTCGATAAGATAGAACAGTTCTTTAAATCAAAGTTTGGTCAAGAAGCGAGAATAAGTTTTGAAGGTGTAGTGATAAACTACGACGACGGTGAGTCAAATACTTTTACTACTGAGCAGTATAATGAACTTTCTAAGAACGTAGCGATGTCTTGTATGAGACCATTTGAGAATCTACCTAATACGTTCCAGATAAAGATTCGCGAATTCATGAAGACTCTACAGAATAAGTTAAGTTCTGATTCTGTATTTCAGAAGTGCGGAATGGACAGAGAAGACTATATAGCCGTAGATCTATTAGGTAACGTCATGACGTGTCAGAATACTGGTTCTACTGGAAAGCATAGAATTGGACACGTCTATTCGCTAGATAAAGTTAAACTTAATACGTCGTGGCATTGGTCGCAGAGAGAAGAATGCTCCCACTGTCCCGTGCTGCAGCTATGTGCAGGATCGTGCATGTATGTTGAGGGTCCAAGCTGGTATCACTCGTGCAACAATGAATACTACTACAACATGGGAATACTCGCAGGAGCGATGTATCATATGACTGGAATGATCTTAGAAGAAGTAAAAGGAGAGACCTGGAGGCCGGATCCAGCTGACTATGGCGTTACTATTAAAGATCATAGTCAAAATATAGTTGATGGACTTTTAGAAGTATGAGACAGCTAAAGATAGATGAGACCGTTTGTCTTGATGATTTAGTAGATGTAGAAGAACTTAAGTCTCTTCATGATAGATTATGTGTGTCTATAGCCAATGCGTACGACGACGGAAGAGTTTCAGTACAGTCTCTTGGAAATTTGCTGTCTGAGAGATATCCATATCCTAGCATACTAGATAAATTTATTCAATTTGGAAAAGCTAAAGTAAATATTCCTAAAGAAATAGACAATAATGACAAGCTATTAAGATACATAATGTTCACTGAAAAGACTACCGGAATAGCTAGTGTAATAAGTATATTTAATTATAAAATCAGCGATGATCATAAAATTAGTAAAAACTATAAAGAATTTTATTCTATAATAGAGTGGATAAAGAAACAGGATCTATACTCAGAACTTATACAGTGTAATCTAGTATTAAGTCAGAGCGGTGAACCAACACCTATTCACGATCATCCTAGACCAAAGAGTTTTCCAAATAGCTTTGAAGAAATAGACGAAGAGACAAGATTTTCTTTATGGATAAGACTTAACACTGATAGAAAATTATTCATGTACGATCATAAAACAAAAACTAAACACTATATAAAAGACAAAGATGGCGGTGGACTGGTGTTCTATTGGGATTCTAGCAGCTTCCATGGTGCCGATCCGTCATGGAACGCCACGTACGCGTTCGTGATAACGGGTATTCCATCAAAAAAACTGTTTGATTTTATTGATCAAAAACTCAAATAAATAAATTAAAAAAAGATAGGATAAACAGATGTCAACATTAACGGTAGGTAACATCACAGGAACGCCTATAATTAGTTCTGGACCTATAACAGGTACCGGTGATTTTACTACTACCGGCAATATAACTGCCAATAATCTAACAGCTAATGGTACTTTTACCGGTAATAATCTTACAGGTAATAGCTTTTCTGGTAATAATTTTTACGGCATCAACGCATCGATTAATACTCTGCAGCCAAGATCTGGTAATCTTATAAGTGTTCCTGTTGGTTATAATATCTATTCTCCAGGTACTCCTGTGCAGACCGTTATAAACAGAGTCACGTCTTCATATAGTACATCGTCTTCAACTCTTAGTAATTTTTTTAATACTTCTATAACTATTAAAACGGTGGCTCCTATAATTATGGTTTTTCTACACTGTAAGCAGAGGTGTGACGTTAGTGGAACTTGGAATCTAGCGTATTTTCAGATATACGAAAATCTTACAGCAACACCGGTAGCGTATTCTGGATATAACGGTGTTAACGCTTCTGGTTGGATTCATGATTATACTACAGAAAAACCGTTCTATGCTCCTGGAGCTATAGGAACAACATATACATTTGCGCTTAATGTCGGTTCGTATAGTGGAACACAGTATTTTAATTCTCCATCAAACTCATCAGATGATGGTTATGCAATAATGAAATTAACAGAGATAGCGAGATAAAGATGAAATACACTATAATAGAAGCTCTTTCTGTTTTATCTCCTGGTTCAGAATGGAGCATAAGAGACACTGATTACTCTTCAATCCAATGGATGAGTCCAGGTTATCCACCTTATTTAGAATCTCTAGAATCTAAAGTATTAGAACTAAACACTGCTGAGCCGATGAGACTGCTTAGGTTGGAACGAGACAGAAGATTGTCAGAAACAGACTGGATGGCCGTGTCTGACAGGATTATGACAGACGATCAAAAGACTTATAGGCAGGCTCTTAGAGACCTACCAGATAAGATAACAACTTCTCCAAAATTAAATGAAATTTTTGAGCTAGATGTGTCCAGCGTAGACTGGCCTGTTCTGGGAAATACTGCGACGGCGACTAATTAAACCCTAAAACGTATAAATAAGATTATACCAAAACCAGGAAAAAAGCATTGGCAACGACTTATCAGAAAATCTCGGGTTTAACCACCGCTTCTGGCGCGGGTGCGAACGATAGATTCGTAATCCTAACCAATGCCACGTCTACGCCTCTCCTGCAGACGATATCCTACCCTGTAGTTCTTACTACNATATCTGGCAGCTTCGTCAACACGACGTCTCCTATTATCTCCAATTCTATTACCGTAAATACNTACTTCGCGGCTAANACCTCAGGCACATACACGGTAAACGCCTACGCCAATAACCTGACGGTAAACACCGCAAACGTCAACGTCAAGCTACAGGTCGGCAACGCTGCCGTAGGATTCGCGTTCGGCGCCGCGGCTTTGGTTCAGGTAGACGGCAACCAGAATACGTATGTACAGACTATCCTACAGAACGCTAACTCCGGCACAAACGCTACTACCGATCTAATACTCACGGCCGATACTGGCACAGACTCTATAAACTATCTAGACATCGGCATCAACAGTTCTACTTATTCTAATACGCAGTATACCATCGGCAGCCCACTAGACGGCTACATATACGCTAGTAACTCTAATCTAACGATAGGCACCGCCACGGCGAATGAGCTAGTATTTCACGCTAACGGTACCACGAGCTCAGATAGAAAATTAACCGTAAACGCCACTTCAGTATACGTATCAAATAACGTAAGCTTTATATCAAATTCCGGAACGTTCTATGGAGCGGTGACTGTAGGAACGAACCTAACGGTCAATGGAAACTTCTCAGTAACTGGCAACGTAACGTTCGCCGGTAACACCACGTTTATTAACGCCACCGTCATAACCACTAACGACAAGAACTTCATACTAGCAAACAATGCCGCCACTGCTCTAGCGGCTGACGGTGCAGGTATCATCATTGGATCTTATGCCAACCTCGTATATGACAACGTAACAAACTCTTGGCAGTCCAACGTAGGTATCACGCCTCTCACTAATAACTTAAATCTCGGCAATACCAGTCTAGTATGGAATATATTCTCTAATAATATCACAGCTGCAAACGTTCTAGTCGGCACTACTTCGGGCTTCACTAGAGCTAACTCTTCAGCGGTCTCAGTAGGTAACTCTACGGTAAACACCACCATCACGTCTACGACTGTCACAATAGCAGCAAACAATCTAGGTGGATTCTACGTCGGTAACACCGTCAGTAACTCGTACGTAAACGCTACTGGATTCTTTACCACCGGTAAGATCGGCGTCTCTAACGCTGCTTCTTCTGACACGATCAGAGTCGAGGGAACGATCAGCGCTCTAGCGTCACTCGCGGTCAGCAACTCGTCCGGCGTCATTACTCTCGCTAATACGTCTGGTCTCTTTATAAATAATGCATCTGGTTCAATAAACGTTGGTAACTCAACGGTAAATACATTTTCAAATTCTACTTACTTATTCTCAGGTAACTCGACATTCTACGGATTTGTCAATTCAACTGCAGAAGCTATAGTGAGTCCTACCAGTAATACGATAATTACCGCAAACGGAATAACCACAAACGGAATACCGTATCCTACTGTAGTAACAATGTTAACTTATAATCTAGCCTTCTAAGGACTTGAACAATGTCAAAACAATTAGTATCTAAATACGTAGCGGCGTTCAATCCAACAGCCCAGACTTTGGATTTTACTTCGATACCAAACTTTACTATCAGTAAGCTATACGCTGTCATCAACGTCACTAGAGGCACTCCGATCTACGTCGCCGGCGCCCCTGGTCTTGGCGCCTCTGTCAGCGCGACCAGTCCTAACGTTATCAGTCTGACGTATAACACATCGACTCATGCGGCTTCTGATATACTAAATATCTACTACGATACTGCAGCCGGTGTTGAGAGTAATACGGTTGCGGAAACCGGCGGTCAGCTCGAGCTGATGCAGGAAAAGATGGATCAGATACTTTCAGAACTTAAAGTAATGACCGAAGTGCTGATCCAAGGGTTTAACGGGTTTCCTCTTTCACAAGAAGATTCTCGCTCACTTCGCAATGATATAAATAATCCATCGAATGTCGATAACATTGAAAATACTCAATAAAGGAGAGTAAAATATGCTTATTCAAGGTCAGGTTGGTCAACCATCCGTTTCGTCTATTCAGGCCGGCGCTACGCCAGCCATTCGCCAGGGCCAACTTGGCGATGTGATCGTATCAGAACTCCATGGTCGTTATTACGAGTCCACTTATCGTAGAAATATGTACTCAGCTGTTCTTAACGCTGGTACTACTACTTCTGCCGGTCTCGCTACCACGTTCACTGGTCTTCTCCTCTTTAACCCACAGAACTCGACTGTCAACGTCGCGATCAACAAGGTCGGCTTGTCATTCCTAGTTGCTTTCGGTGCTGGCTCGACTGTCGGTCTTATGTCCGGTGTCGCTCCTACCAACCCAGGTACGTCGACTTCTAACATCACTGTTAGAGCTAACTACGTTGGTCTACCAAACGGTTCCGGTCAGGCTCTTGCCTACTCGACTGCTACCCTAACTGCAACTGGCGCGACTCCTGTCCTCCATTCAGTATTCGGTGCTGGTCTAACTGGCGCAATCACTACTGTTCCACAGGTTCCTGGCTTCTTCTTCGACTACGAAGGCTCATTGATCCTTCCACCAGGCACCTACATCGCTACTTACACTTCAACTGCTTCCGGTACGTCTTCATTGATCGCATCGTTCCAGTACGAAGAAATTCCTCTCTAAGCAATTAGAGTAATTAAGATCTGGGTTGTCCTACGGGACAACCCTCTACTGTCAAAAGGGAGAGTGAACTTTGGCAACAAACACAGCGTTCGTAATCAAGAACGGTCTAATAGTAAATACAAATGTCCTGTTTGCAAATGCCGGTCAAGTCGGCATCAACACGACTAGCCCATCATCAAATCTTACAGTAGTTGGTACTACCAACATCACCGGAAACACGTCACTGGGTGGTACACTTACTGTTACAGGTATAGCGACATTCGCTAACCAGCTCTCATTCTCAGGAAACGGTACATTTAGCAACTCACTCTCAGTGACGGGCAATGCTACGTTCTCCAATCTAGTGACCATTGGAGGAAGTTTATCAGTAACTGGTAACTCTACTTTCTCAAATACTATATCAGTCACTGGTAACGCTACGTTCTCAAACTTAGTTACTATATCTGGTGGTCTTTCGGTAACTGGTCAGTCTACGTTCTCAAACACGATGACTATCACCGGTGCGGTAAACGCCGTATCTATCTCGATCGGCTCTAACACCTCTACGTCAAACTCAATTATCGCGTTTACTAACACCGGATATGCTATCAGCGGGTATTCAAACTCGTCTGCCGGCATCTACGGCATATCCACATCAAATACCGGCGTCTATGGATTTTCAAACAACGCTACCGGTATTTCTGGACAGTCTAATTCTTCATACGCTGGCTACTTCACTTCTAACACAGGCGCTCCACTATACGTAGGTAATAACAGCGCTGCGTTCTTAACAGTGTACGCTAATGGGTTGTCTGTTCCAATACTGATGACAGTATCAGGTAACACACAGATACAGTCTCTCGGTGTCGGCACACCGGCGTCAGGAACCACAGGTGAGATTAGAGCCAACAACAACATCACAGCATACTATTCATCAGATCAGTCGCTAAAGACTAACGTTAAGAATATATCTAACGCTCTAGACAAGCTCAACATGATCAACGGCGTAGAGTTTGACTGGACAGACGAGTGGATCGACGAGCACGGCGGTGAAGACGGCTACTTCGTTCGCAGACACGACGTCGGCGTAATCGCACAGCAGATCGAAAAGGTATTGCCAGAAGTCGTAGCTACTAGAGAAGACGGTATCAAGGCTGTCAAATATGATAGAATCGTTCCTCTACTAATAGAAGCTATTAAAGAGCTGTCAGGTAAGATTGAGAAACTAGATAAATGAGACTCTGCCGTCAGATAAATAGATAGTATAATAAGCGGAGAGTTTAAATGGCAATACCAGTAGATAGAGCGACGTTCACAGAGTACTGTCTCAGACGTCTCGGAAAACCATTAAACGAGATAAACATAGACGACGATCAGCTACAAGATCGCGTCGATGACGCTCTCCAGTATTTCTGGGACTATCACTTCTCCGGCTCAGAAAAGACGTACTACAAGTATCAGATTCAGCCGGCTGACAAGGTGAACAAGTACATCACTCTACCAGACAACATCGTCGGCGTAGTGAACATGTTTCCTGTTGGTCAGGCTCTCAACACGAACAATCTCTTCAACATCAGATATCAGATCGCTCTTAACGACCTATACACGCTCACTTCGGTGTCTATGGTTCCTTACTATATGGCGCTGCAACACGTTCAGTTCTTAGAGCAGATGCTGGTCGGTCAGCAGCCGCTCAGATACAATCGATACATCAACCGCTGCTACATCGACATGGACTGGTCTATAGTCAACGCAGGCGACTACATCATCCTTGAAGCTTATCAGGTAGTAGATCCAGTCATATACACTAAGGTGTGGACAGATCGCTGGCTACAGAGATACGCGACTTGCCTGATTAAACAGCAGTATGGTACCAATCTCAAGAAGTACGGGTCGATGCCGCTTCCTGGTGGACTCGTGTTTAACGGTCAGAAGATATACGACGAGGCTACGGAAGAGCGCAAAGAACTAGAAGACGAGATGATCAATTCGTATTCACTTCCCGTTACGGACATGATCGGTTGATCTGATGCCAGGAACGTCAGTATTCTTCAACAACTTTGGGGCATCTGCAGAGCAGGAAATGCTCACAGATCTTATCATAGAAGCGATAAGCATCTATGGTCAAGACATGTACTACATCCCACGTCAGTTGAACAACTACGACAACGTCTATGGAGCGGACGACCAGAGCAGCTACACGTATGCAGTACTAGTTCCAATCTACATCGAGTCGTTTGATGGGTTCGGCGGTGACGGTAACTTCATGTCAAAGTTCGGCGTTGAGATTCGCGATCAGGTAACGTTCACGATAGCGCAGAGAATATTCGATCAAGAAGTAAGTGTCAACACGACACAGCCTAGACCGAACGAAGGCGATCTCATATACTTTCCATTAAACAATAAGTGTTTTCAGATCAAGTATGTAGACAAGTTCCAGATGTTCTATCCATTGGGATCTCTATATACTTGGAAGATGACGTGCGAGCTCTTCGAATACTCTAACGAGAGAATAAGCACAGGCATTCCACAGATAGATGCGCTGCAGAAGAAATTTGATATTAACGTTATAGACTGGACGATTAAAGACACTAGAGGCAATATACTTCTAACTGAAGATGGCGATTACATAGTATTAGAAAATTCAAGCACGAGCGATCTGGTACCAGGCGATGACGCCAATGAGATTCAGAAAGAATCAAACACGTTTGTTGACTTCTCAATAACTGATCCATTCAGCTTGGGCAACATATAAATATCTCTTTAACATAAAGATAAAGTGGAGTATACCGCTTGTTCGGCCAGACATTCTATTTCAGCTCCATACGCAAGTATGTCATTCTTGTCGGTACGCTATTCAACGATATTCGCGTAGTAAAGACAGATCCAAAATCCAACAATGAGATCTCTCTAGTTCGCGTTCCAATCACGTACGCGCCAAAAGACAAGATGCTCGCACGCGTGTTTCAGGACCCGAACATCGATCGTCCTTCTGCTACGATGCCTCTTCCTATGATCTCCTTTGAGATGGGTAAGATGACGTATGACGGTACTAGAAAATTGCATACTACCGGCAGGACGGCCGTGCAGAGCAACACAAATCCTAGTAACTTCAACTATCAATATAATCCAGTACCGTATAACATAGACTTTAAAGTCCACGTATATACTAAGAACGTCGAAGACGGCACTAAGATCGTAGAGCAGATACTCCCATTCTTCACTCCTGACTGGACTACTAGAGTAAATCTAATTCCAGAGATGAACATCATCATGGATATTCCTGTCGTTCTTAACAACATAGAATATGCTGACAACTACGAGGGTGAGTTTAAAGACAGAAGAGAGATAGTGTGGACGATGGACTTAACCGTGAAGGGTTATCTATACGGTCCTGTTAAGACTTCTGGAATCATTAAGTTCGTCAACGTCGATTTCTACATACCTGAAGTTCCAGACGGACAGCTCGCCTCAGCAGTCGGAAACACTAGCATAGACTACAAGTTTACTGTTCAACCCGGTCTGACTGCCAACGGTCAACCTACTTCTAATGCTCAACAGACTATACCATATCAACAGATTCAAGCCTCAGACGACTATGGATTTATTACACAGATTTATGATATAGCAACACATGGTGAATAAATGGATGATGATAATGATCCTATTGGTAAGGCCTTAGGTATTAATCTAAGTCCAATAGAGAATAAGATTGACGTTATAGACAAGATGATAGTCGATAGTCATAACGACTCAGCCTCCAAAGACTTTGAGACCGCTCGCGCCAACCTTCATGAGATGATTCAAGACGGTAAAGACGCCATGTTCAAGCTAGCTGAAATAGCTGCGTCGAGTCAGCACCCGCGGGCGTTCGAGGTGTATGCTAAACTCATGGACACGCTGATAAGCGCCAATGAAAAGCTATTAGATTTTCAGACAAAGATACGGGACATTCAGCACGCAGAATCTCCGATGAACGAGCAAGCGAAGAACGTGACTAATAACCTTTTTGTCGGTTCGACCGCCGAGCTGCAGAAGGTATTAAAAGAGATGAAGAAAGATGAATGATAAACCAATCGGCGGCTATAAGGGTAACGTACTCCTTAAGAAGTCTAATCAAAACATAGAGTGGACGCCAGAACTAGTTCAAGAGTATGTGAAGTGTCAAGAAGATCCAGTATACTTCACAGAGAACTATATGAAGATCATCACGCTCAACGATGGTCTTAAGAACTTTAATCTATATCCATATCAGAAGAATATGGTTAGGTCGTTTGAGGACAACAGGTACACGATCGTCACCACGGCCCGTCAGGCTGGTAAGTCTACCACTACATGCGCCTTCATCCTCTGGTACATTATATTTCACGCAGATAAGACCGTCGCGCTTCTAGCCAACAAGGGCGATACCGCCAGAGAAATTCTATCGCGCGTCCAGCTCGCGTATCAACATCTTCCTAAATGGTTGCAGCAGGGTGTATTAGAATGGAACAAGGGCTCGTTCGTTCTAGAAAACAACTCGCGTGTTCTTGCGGCCGCGACGTCCGCATCGGCAATTCGCGGTTATACCATCAACCTACTGTTCATCGACGAGGCCGCGCACATCGAGAACTGGGACGAGTTCTTCACGTCGGTCTATCCTACTATTTCGTCTGGTCAAGACTCTAAGATCATCCTTGTCTCTACGCCAAACGGTCTAAACCACTTCTATTCTACGTGGGTAAACGCTCTAGAGAAAAGAAACGGCTATGAGGCTATACTCGTAAACTGGAAAGAAGTACCAGGCAGGGACGAGAAGTGGAAGCAAGACACTCTAGCCGGTATGAACTTTGACGTTGAGAAGTTCAATCAGGAAATGGAGTGCGAATTCTTAGGTTCGTCCGGTACTCTTATCTCCGGTTGGAAGCTAAAGGAGCTCGTCCATCAGGCTCCTATGATCGAGAAAGAAGGTCTGATCCAGTATTTTCAACCGATCAAAGATCATATCTATATGGCGGTGTGCGACGTGTCTCGAGGCAAGGGTCTCGACTACTCTGCATTCCAGCTAGTAGACGTGACGAGCATGCCTTATCAACAGACGTGCGTCTATAGAAATAACTCAGTGACTCCTGTAGACTACGCCGAAGTCATTCACAGGGTGGCGAAGGCGTACAACAACGCTTCAGTTCTGGTAGAAGTAAACGACATCGGCGAGCAGGTGTCTCACTCGCTACACTACGACTTCGGCTATGAGCACGTGTTGTTCACAGAGAACGCTGGTCGATCAGGCAAGCGCATCACCGCTGGATTTGGTGGTGGCAGCGTTGACAAGGGCATTAGGACTACTAAGGTCGTTAAGTCTGTTGGATGCTCTATACTAAAGCTACTGATTGAACAGAATCAGTTTGTCGTAAATGACTTTCATACCATCAACGAACTTTCTACATTCTCTAAGAAGGGAAATTCATACGAGGCAGAACCTGGAAAACACGACGATCTTGTGATGTGCTTGGTGCTGTTCGCTTGGTTGTCTGAGCAGCAGTACTTTAAAGATTATACGAATATAAATACCCTCCAATCACTCAGGGACAAGTCTGAAGAAGATATGGAGCAAGACATGGCGCCTTTCGGATTCATGGAAGACGGCAGAGATACTATAGATGAAGAGTATGAGATATACAATCCTGACGCTTGGATGTGGTCTACACAGCCAGACTTTTGAGTAAAAGATGAGATTTGATAAATAAATTTAAATTTGGATTATTAATTTCTTGTCTAAAAGGAGAAAATAATGGCTACTTTACTTAGTCCAGGCGTAAACGTTACAGAAATCGACCTAACTACGATCGTCCCTTCGGTATCTACTTCGGTCGGTGCTATCGCAGGTCTATTTCGTTGGGGTCCAGTTGGCCAGAGAGCTCTCATCAATTCAGAAACTACTCTAGTTCAGCAGTTCGGTTCACCAACTAGCTACAACGCAGAGACGTTCTTCACCGCTGCTAACTTCCTATCATATACAAACTCTCTATACGTCGTCCGTGCGGCCAACACTACTGGCGGCACCGGCAACGCTACTTTCTATTCAGTCGGTGCAAACACGCTCAACCCAAACACTATCCTAACTCTAGCTGGCGGCGGTGTCACAAACCTACTATCTTCCAGCATCGTTTCTGGAATGTACGTCACTCAGTCGACTAATACTTCGATCGTTTCAACTAACACTGTAGTGACTGTTATCAACTCTACTGCCATAAGCGTCAACGCTAACGTTACTAGTAACTCTCAGCTGACTCTATACATGGGTTACGCTCAGACTAGCTACTCAGCTCTTGCAGTAAAGCCAGGCACTAACTACGTAAGTAACCTCGTCAACCAGATCGTCACCGGCGACGTAAGCTACAGTAATAAAGTCGCTAACTCAGCTCTCAACTTCGATACTAACGTCTACTGGGTAGCTAAGTATCCTGGTGAGATGGGTAACTCGTTGAAAATTTCAGTAGTTGATACGGCTAACGCGTTTAGCTCAAACGTCAATCTTTCTGGTACGCTAACTGGTAACACCATTGCTGGTAGCATCTCAATTAATACTGGTAACACTTCAGCTACTGTGGTACTAACCGGTGACGGTATTAGTGGTACAGCCGGCGCTTTCGCAAACGTCGTTCTAGGTAACTTTGGTGTTGGTGACCAGATCCTATTTGGTAATACTACTATCAACCAGCAGTATATGCAGCTTAGCTCGGTCAGCAACGTTACTACTAACTCTTCTGCTAGTACTTTCACGCTAAACTTTGGTACGCCATACAGACTATCGACTGCATACTCTGCGAACAGCTTCCAGAGACAGTGGCAGTATTACATATCAGTAGGAACTGCTCCTGGTCAGTCTAGCTGGCAGCTATACAACGGTAACACTTCGGCTCAAGACGAGCTACACATCGTAGTAGTCGACGAAGACGGTAAGTTCACCGGTACTCCTGGCACTATTCTTGAGACCTTTAAAGGTCTATCAAGAGCTACAGACGCCATGAACCAAGGTGGTACTACCAACTACTACGCTACTGTGATCAACAAGAACTCTAAGTATATCTGGTTCGCAAATGATAGAACTCTTGCTACATCTAACACCGGCGTAAATCTTGCATCTTCGCTAAATCCTGCGCCATTGAGTGTAAGTCTATCGCTAGGTCACGACGGTAACAACGAAGCTAATATCGATCTTGCCACTATCACGAACGGCTATGGCATGTTCGTTTCTAAAGAAGACGTTACTATCGACATTCTTCTACAAGGTAAACCAATCGGTGGTTCTACTGCCGGCGTCAACGTTGGTTCGGTAAACAACTATCTACTCGCCAACTACCTTATTGAGAACGTCGTCAACGTAAGAAAAGACTGCGTACTCTGCGTATCACCAGATTCAAGCTTAACGTTGAATGGTTACGGTCAGCAGGCTCTCGGTCTTATCGACTGGAGAAACGTTATCGATTCCAGCTCATATACTATCATGGATACTGGTTATAAGTATCAGTACGATCGCTATAACGACGTCTATCGTTGGATCCCAATGAACGGCGACATCGGCGGCGTGCTAGCTAGAACCGATCACACAAACGCTCCTTGGTGGTCGCCTGCAGGTTATAACCGCGGTCAGATCAACAACGTCGTTAAGTTGGCTTACAATCCTAACCAGTCTGATAGAGATCTTCTCTACTCAAACGGTATTGACCCTGTAGTTACTTTCCCAGGTCAAGGAACTATCCTATTTGGTGATAAGACCCTACAGACTAAGCCTTCAGCATTCGACAGAATTAACGTTCGCAGACTGTTCTTGGTTCTTGAAAGAGCCATCTCAATTGCGGCTAAATATTCACTGTTCGAGTTCAACGATACCTTCACTCAGACACAGTTTAAGAATATGATCAACCCATATCTAAGAACTGTTCAGGGTGCTCGCGGTATCACTGACTTCCTAGTCGTTTGTGACGGCACTAACAACACTCCTCAGATTGTTGATTCTAACCAGTTTGTTGGCGATATCTACATTAAGCCTGCAAGAAGCATCAACTTCATCCAGCTTAACTTCGTCGCTGTTGCTACTGGCGTTCAGTTCTCAACAGTTGTTGGACAGTTTTAATAAATAAAAATAAAACTCTAAAGGAGTAAAGTAGATGCCATTTAATATTAACGCATTCAAACAACAGGGTCTGGTGTACGGTGGCGCCAGACCATCACTGTTCAACGTATATTTGACAGTACCAGCCGGTATTGGTATTAACAATATTTCAGTTCAGAAGTTCAGCTTCGTGGCTCGCGCCGCGGAGCTACCAGCCTCAGAAGTCGCTTCTTTCGACGTTCCATACTTTGGAAGAAAGATCAAGGTCGCTGGTGATAGAACTTTCGCTGACTGGCGTGTCACCATCATGAACGACGAAGACTTCGCTGTTCGCTCGATGCTCGAAGCTTGGTCAAACGCTATTAACCGTATGGTCGCTAACGTTCGCGATCCTGCTCTTGACTCAGAGCTATATAAAGCAGATCTCCAGGTAATTCAGTACGGTAAAGACGGCGTGCCACTAAGATCATACGCTATCGTCGGCGCTTTCCCAACTGTGATCGACGCTATCGCTCTAGACTGGAATCAGACTAACGCGATCGAAGAATTCGCAGTAACGTTCGCATACGACTACTGGATCCCTGTAGTTGAGACTTCAACTTTCGAGGCCGGCGGCGTTAACACCTACGGATCTCGCGCGGTCACTAACGGCCCAATGGGTCCAAATTAATATTATAAATATTCTATACTTTGACAAGAGGGGAGTAGATCTCCCCTCATTTTTGGAGATTTAAATGGCTGTTAAACTTTTCGGGTTTGAATTCAAACGTAAAACCCAAGATCAAGATCCAATCCCATCATTCACACCAAAAGAATCAGATGATGGTGCAGTAACAATTGCTGCCGGTGGTGCGTATGGCACTTACGTAGATCTTGATGGTACTGTAAGAACAGAAGCTGAGTTAGTCACTAAGTATCGCGAGATGTCGCTCCATCCAGAGTGTGACGCCGCGGTAGATGAGATAGTCAATGAGTCTATATCTATCGACGAAGAAGACATAGTAACCATCGATCTAGACGATACCGAATTATCAGATCCAGTCAAAAAAGCCATCACAGAAGAGTTTGATAATTGTCTAAAGATCTTAGACTTTAAAAATCACGCTTATGATATCTATCGCCGCTGGTATGTCGATGGTAGACTATACTATCACGTCATCGTAGATCCTAATGATCCTAAGGCTGGTATCAAAGAAGTAAGATACATCGATCCTCGCAAGATTCGCAAAGTCAGAGAGATATCAAAGAAGAGAGTAGCGTCAGAGAATCCAGGTGACGCTTCTATCGCTAAGGTAGTCAACGAATACTTCATCTTTAACGATAAAGGATTTAACTACGGCAATAAAGTAGTTGGTCCGTCGACGTCTGGATTGAAGATCTCTAGAGACTCTATACTACACATCGTATCTGGTCTCACTGACAACCAGGGAACGATGGTCTTATCGTATCTTCATAAAGCAATTAAGGCGCTAAATCAGCTCCGCACGCTAGAAGACGCGCTTGTGATCTACAGACTATCGCGCGCTCCTGAACGACGTATCTGGTACATCGACGTCGGCAACCTACCAAAGATGAAGGCTGAGCAGTACGTTCGCGACATCATGGTCAAGCACAAGAACAGACTTATCTACGACGGCAACACAGGTGAAGTAAGAGACGATCGCAAGTTCATGACCATGCTCGAGGACTACTGGCTACCTCGTCGTGAGGGTGGAAGAGGAACTGAAGTCACGACACTTCCTGGTGGTCAGACGCTAGGTCAGATGGATGACGTTCTATACTTCCAAAAGAAATTCTTAAACTGTCTAAACGTTCCAATCTCACGCTTAAATTCAGACGCACTCTTTTCAATGGGTCGCGCAACTGAGATCACGCGCGACGAACTAAAGTTTGCTAGATTCGTTATCAGACTACGTCATAAGTTCACTATGCTGTTCCTAAAGATGCTAGAGAAGCAGGTCGTTCTAAAAGGCGTGATGACAATCGAAGACTGGCAGAACGTATGGACAGACATCAAGTTCGACTACGCTAAAGATAACTACTTCACCGAGTTAAAGAACGCAGAGATCGCTCAGAATCGCGTGCAGCTGGTGCAGACGTTCGATCAGGCAGGTATCATCGGCAAGTACGTGTCGCATGAGTATATTCGCAAGAGCGTGATGCAACAGACCGATGAGGATATATCTGAGCAGGATAAGTTAATCAAGAAAGAAAATAATTCTGGCGACAGCAGGTGGATCAATCCCGCGATCGAACAGAACATCGACATGATGAATCAGATGCAAGTTCAGAACGCGCAGCAGCAGCAACAGATGCAAGGCGACGCTGACAAGGGTCAAGGTGATCAAGATCAAGATCAAGATCCGGAACAGTCTAAAAAGATGGAGGCCCTTCGCCAGGCAATGGTGTTGATCGATCAAATGAAACAAAAAGGAAAGTCCGGAAGATCTATTCAGGACGAAGCTAGATATAAGTCTGCACTGCAGCTTGTAGCTCAGAACAAAGATATGCTTAGTCAGATGGGTCAACCAACTAATAAATGACAGGAGTTTATAAATGTTAGAAGATGATAAATATAGTGTAGATGATTTAATCTCTAACGCCGCCGATCAAAAGCCAACAGAGTTCGAAAACACATTCAGCTCACTAGTGATGGATAGAATCAGGACTGCAGTAGAGACAAAGAAACAAGAAATCGCAGCTCAGATGTATAACTACAATCCTGAGACTGAAGCATCAGGAGAATAAAAGTAATGGCAAAATTTCTTAAGTCCATTTTAGAAGATAAACGTCTAGAAGGCGTTAAGAAATCAACGACTGTTCCTGGTCATACCGGAGACGTTCCAGGTGTAGATTACGACCCAAAAGCTCCTGAAGATCAGAAATTCGTAGCCATTCACGATACAGAAAAGCATGCTAGCCGTGCAGGCAACGGTCCCGACGTTTTCGCCGGCGCTAAGCAGAAACCAGCTCTATCGACTCCACAAGCTAAGCATATGGGACGTAAGAATCTCAAAGACGCTATGAAGGTAAATGAAGAAGAGATCGAAGAAAAGTATCTAGGTTTTGGTAAATTAAAGGCCGCTCTATCGCACAAGAGCGGCATTAAAGATCCAGGAGCTCTTGCAGCCTCTATCGGTCGCGAGAAGTATGGAAAGGCTAAGTTTCAAAAAGCTGCAGCCGCAGATCACAAGATGAAAGAAGACGTCGAAGTCGATGAGGCTGCTGAGTGTAATCACACTCCTGCTGGAACTAAATGTCCGATGCACTACCTTGCCGACTGCTCAGGTATGACAGGCAAGAGCAAGCATCTGCTCGTAGACAAGAAAGTAAACGAAGACGTTGCTATTGACGAATCTATCGCTGATCGTAAAGCGCACAGCGACCATATGCATCTTATAGCTAAGACAGGTAAGACTAATACCGGCGCTACTGCTAGCAAAGCTCTAAGAGACAAAGCTCATGCGTTCATAAAGCAGAAACAAAGCAATAAGACAGTAGCAAAAGAAGACGTTCAGATCGACGAGGTATTGACTGCTAAAGATCCAGCGTCAAAGTGGATACACGACTTCATTCACTCCGACAATCCTAAGTTTGCAGGCAAGTCAAAGAAAGAGCGTCAGCAGCAGGCACTAGCTGCTTACTACTCTAAGAAGCGTTCAGTAAAAGAAGACGCTGCAGAGCCTATGCTCGAGGGTGGAAAGAAAAAGAAATTAAAGAAAGAATCAGGACCAGACTCACAGATGGTTCCAAACGGTTATACGAATGTTAAAGCAGACACGGGATATTCAATATGATCATTAAACCACTAGGCGCAGAAGTCTCTATCGCATCTGCAAACTCAGTAGCTAATTCTATGCTCGTAAGAGTAATTAACACCGGTGCAGCTGCTGTTTTACATATAGCTTCAAATACTGGAACAGAGTATGCAAACCTGACTGTTTCGAATGCACAGTATGTCGTCATACAGAAAAACACCACAGACACACTTACTGGAGCTAATATGTTAGCCGTTCCAGTAGCATACAAATACTAAGGAAAAGAAATGAAGCTAATATCGGAACTAGTAGAAGAAACAAGTGTTATTACCGAATTAAACGAAAACGGTAAGAAAGACTATTATATTACCGGCCGCTTCATGACTGCCGATGAGCCTAATAAGAACGGAAGACTCTACGAGAAGAAGATTCTAGAAAATGAAGTCTCCAGATATGTTAGAGAGATGGTCAATACTAAAAGAGCGCTAGGCGAGCTCAACCATCCACAGGGTCCGACTATCAATCTTGACAGAGTATCACACATGATAACTGAATTATCGTGGGATAGAAACTATGTCAATGGTAAGGCTAAGATCACAGATACTCCTATGGGTCAGATCGTTAAGGGTCTATTAGAAGGTGGATGGAAGGGCGGCGTCTCTACTCGCGGCATGGGTTCGCTAAAAGAGTCAAATGGTATAATGGTAGTTCAGTCAGACTTTAAGCTTTCAACAGTAGACATCGTCTCTGATCCATCAGGTCCAGGCTGCTTCGTCAATGGTATCATGGAAAACGTAGAATGGATATATGATCCAGTCAAAGGTACTTGGCATGAAGAACAGCTTCATACGATGAAGGAAGAGATTCATAAGATGTCTATCAAAGAGATAGAAGAGAAGAAATTGGAGCTATTTGAAAACTATATTGCTTCTCTGACAGTAAAAAACCACTTAATATAAATAATTATAAATTTTTAAAAGGAGACTATTCTAATGGCTAACTTAGAAAACGAAACAGACTTCGAAGACGTTGCTGATAACAGCGCTGAAGTTGTTGAGGAAGAGGTAGAGAACGTAGACGAAGCCGAAGAAGGATGGTCTGCTTCTAACAAGAAAGACGCTAAATTGACAAAGAAACAAGAAAAAGCAGAGAACAAGGGTGCCGCCGTTAAAGAAGACACTGTAGCTGCTGAAACTATCAAAGCTCATAAGTCAGCTGACAAGTCAAACGCCGGCAGCGATGACAAGGCTCTTACTTGTTCAAAAGTTTCAATGATGCAGCACATGGTCAACGCTATGGCCGGCATGACTAAGACAGACGCCGTTGAGTGGTTCAACAAAGCCATGGCTGTCTACGGTCCTGGCAAGTCACACGGTGTTGGCGACGTTTCTAAATCAAACGAAGCTTCAATCGACACTACTCTAGGTAAGGGTCCAAAGACTGCATACCCAATGCCTAAGCTCGATTCAAAGAATCACTGGGCTGAAGACGTTGAGGGAATGTTCGACGATCAAGAGAACCTCTCTGAAGACTTCAAAGAAAAAGCAACTACTATATTCGAAGCAGCTGTTGGCGCTCGTGTCACTACTGAAATCGCTCGTCTCGAAGAAGAGTTCGAGACTAAGCTCGATGAGCAGGTCGAAGTAATTAGAGAAGAGCTATCATCAAAGCTCGACACTTATCTAGACTACGTCGTTGAGAACTGGATGAAAGAAAACGAAGTTGCTATCGAGTCAACTCTCCGTAACGAGATCATGGAAGAGTTCATCGAAGGTCTTAAAGGTCTATTCGCTGAGCACTACATCAACGTTCCTGAGACTAAGGTCGATGTTCTAGAAGCTCTCGCTGACAAGGTAGAGTCACTAGAGGCAAAACTCGACGAGCAGATCACTAAGAATGCTGAGCTCGAGGAAGTACTAATTGAAGAAGCTAAGAAAGACATCTTCGAAGAGATCTCTTCCGATCTTGCTCTCACGCAGCAGGAAAAGTTTGCTTCACTAGCCGAAGGCATTGAGTTCAATGGCGATCTCGAGACTTACACTAAGAAACTAAAGATCGTTAAGGAAAACTATTTCAAGGCTCCAACCACTCACTCTTCAAACATCACTGAAGAGACTTTTGAGGGTGACGTCACTGACACTGTTGTTTCTGTCGATCCAAGCGTAAATCGTTACGTTCAAGCAATCGCAAGAACTGTTAAGAAATAATTAGTTATAAATAATTAATAAACCTTAGTAAAGAAAGGAAAATAAATGTATCTAGCTGAGGAAATTCAAAACAAGTGGGCACCAGTGCTCGACCATGACGCTCTTGGAGAAATCAAAGACGCTCATCGTCGTTCGGTCACTGCCCTTATGCTCGAGAACACTGAGAATGCTCTTCGCGAGTCAGCAGCTCATGGCAGCTACCAGACTCTAACTGAGACTTCTTCTGCTCTCCCTGCAAACTTCATGGGCTCTTCAAGCTCAACTGCTGGTGCAGGCGGTATCGATACTTTCGATCCTGTTCTTATCAGCCTAGTTCGTCGCGCAATGCCTAACCTCATTGCATACGACATCTGCGGCGTTCAGCCAATGACTGGCCCAACTGGTCTTATCTTTGCTATGCGTTCGCGCTACGCAAACCAGACTGGTGCAAACGGTCTTGCAAACGGTGCAGTTCAAGACAACGAAACCTTCTACAACGAAGTCAACACTGCGTTCACTGGTCTCGGCGGTCTTACTGGCGTCAATCCAAACACCTACGGTCAGGGCTTCACCGGCACTATCCCAGGTGCGACTAACACCACACCACTAACTGCCACCAACACCTATAACACTGGTTTTGGTATGTCAACTGCACAGGGCGAAGCTCTCGGCGTTGATTCCGGCAACACCTTCCCTCAGATGGCTTTCACTATCGAGAAGGTTACTGTTACTGCTAACACTCGCGCCCTAAAGGCAGAGTACACTATGGAACTCGCTCAAGATCTTAAAGCCATTCACGGCCTAGACGCTGAGACTGAACTCTCCAACATCCTTTCAGCAGAAATTCTTGCTGAAATCAACCGTGAAATCGTTCGCACGATCAACATCACTGCAGTTCCTGGTGCTCAGCTGAACACTACTACTGCCGGCGTGTTCGATCTCGACACTGATTCAAACGGTCGTTGGTCGGTTGAGAAGTTCAAAGGTCTTATGTTCCAGCTCGAAAGAGAAGCTAACCAGATCGCTAAGCAGACTCGTAGAGGGAAAGGTAACATCGTTATCTGTTCTTCGGATGTTGCATCCGCTCTACAGATGGCCGGCGTTCTCGACTACGCTCCAGCTCTTAACAGCAACAAACTAGAAGTTGACGATACTGGCAACACTTTCGCTGGTGTTCTCAATGGTCGCCTAAAAGTCTATATCGACCCATACGCTATCGGTGGTAACTACATCACTGTCGGCTATAAGGGTTCTTCGGCTTTCGATGCTGGCCTATTCTACTGCCCATACGTTCCACTTCAGATGGTTCGTGCAGTTGATCAGTCAACTTTCCAGCCAAAGATTGGCTTCAAGACTCGTTACGGCGTTGTCGCGAATCCTTTCGCTCAGGGCCTCACTAAGGGTTCTGGTGCACTTGCTATCAGCACTAACGTCTACTATCGTAGAGTTATTGTTAACAACCTTATGTAATATAAGGCTAAGTAGACCCCGTAAACAAGGGGGCGAGAAACTTGGGGAGTCTTCGGACTCCCCTTTTTCATATATAAATACATAAAAGGAGTGTGGCATGACGGCGATTGATGATACCCCAACTAATCTTAATTATCTTACACCGTTAAACTTTAAGTTCGCTATCAAGAGAGCTCCACACGTAGAATTCTTTATTCAAAAGATCAGTATTCCAAGCATAGTGCTCGTTGAGGTAGACGCTCCGAGTCCACTCGTTAAGATTCCGTATCCAGGTGATCATATCAACTATGGTAATCTAGAGATAACGTTTAAGGTAGACGAGAAGCTTCAGAACTATCTAGAGATTCATAACTGGCTGAGAGCGCTAGGTAAACCAACTAGTACAGACGAGTACGCCGCTATAGAGGCTAATCCATCTTGGACTGGTAAGGGTATATATTCCGATATAACTCTGTCTATTCTCAGTAATATTAAAACTATAAACTACGACGTCACCTTTGTCGATGCTTTCCCCATTGGTGTATCTAGTGTCACCTTTAATACTACCGATGAGGACGTACAATACGTAGAGGCTTCAGCTACATTCAAATATAGCTACTATAATATATCTCAAAGCGTCTAATAGATAACTCTGTTTGGATAAGATCTATTATAACCAAATCTTCCACATGTGTCAACTTTTTTATGTACAATCGTAGTATTTTTGTTATAATATAAAAAATGACAGCTGGAGATATGTATGAATATTGAAGACATCATGAAGTTATGGGAGTCTGATACTAAGATAGATAAGACAGAGTTGGGCGACGAGTCTTTAAATATACCGAAGCTTCATTCTAAATACTATAACGTACTACTCAAAGAAAGACTCCTTCTTAGAAAGTTAGAGTCTGAGATGAAGCAGCTCAAGCTAGATAAGTACGAGTTCTTTACACAGGGTCCTAACGAAGAGACCAAAGACAGAGGATGGAAGCTACCGCCTAAAGGTATGATATTAAAGTCTGATATTCCGATGTACATGGACGCAGATCAAGACGTTATCAATCTGAGTCTAAAGATCGGCATGCAGCAGGAGAAGATTGAGTTTCTAGACTCAATAATTAAGACTATAATAAACAGAAATTTCTTGATAAAGAACGCTATTGATTTTATGAAATTTATTAATGGTCAATAGCAGTCTTTATATAAATAAAGTCATAGGAGGAACTAACTATGACTTATCATATAATATATAAAACTACTAATATTATAAATGGTAATTATTATTATGG